CTGCTCTAGCATCACTATCATTTTCATACAGAGCATCTTGTATCCACTTAGGTTGTTCTTCTGCCCATTCATGGAACTCATCTTGATCTCGTATCTCAGCAAAGTCAGGATGTGCAGTCATTAATTCTACTTCTGCTTTTTCTCTGTTTGCTGCTTCTCTCATGTCGTCTATTTCTTTTACACGAGCTTCTAAACCAGACGCTTGTTCTTTAGCTTTTTTAATTGCTATAGTTTCTACTATGGCTGCAACATCAGGATACTGGCTTGCCCAAGCATCTATGTCTTCATCTGATTTAGGTAGTTTAATTTCTTGTTTAGTAGATTGCTCTAATTGTTTTTGTAAAGCATTTATTTTATCTACATGTTCCTGTAATTGTTTTTGTGAATGTCTACGTAAATCACCGTATCTTTTCTTAAAACTTTTTTCTTCAGCATTAGCAGGCTCTTCTTCTTTTACTTCTTCTGCTTCAGCTTTAGCTTCACCTTTTTGTTCTGCAATTAGTTCTGCTAGTTCTTCTTCTTCTTTTTTTATTCTATCTTCATTTGAGTATTTGCGATTTGCAAATGCTACTTTTTCTTCTGGCTTTACTTCTTCTGCCATTATTGCTTCAGACATTTCTGTCTCCTTTACTAGGGCCACCGTAGCCTATTGTTGGTAGGGGGATGAGTAGCTAGTCATATATAGCTTTTTACCGTGTAGCTAAACCACCTTTCTTATACGTTTTTGTTTTCTTTTTAGGTTTTGATCCTGCTAGGCCGCCTTTGTTAAATATACCAAAGTCTCCTGCGCCAGTTGAATCTCCACTTATTCCACCACCAGGTGCGCCTGAACCTGCACCGCCTGCATCACCACCTACATCTGGGCCTTCTCCTCCAAACTCTGTATTTGGAGTATCATCTGATCCTGTATAACCAAATGAAGGTGGGCCAGACATACCAATGTCATACCCTTCTCCTCCTGCTTTTTGATCCATTTTGCTTTGTGCTGTAACTGCATCTGCAGAATATGTAGGAGACACAACACTTTTTCTTGATGGGTTCATTGCAGTAGGTACTGTATTATAATTTTCGTCTGTGGTAAATTCTCTGTTATTAGCTAATGCATCTGCAAGTTTACTATAGTCTTCACTTTCTTGTCCTACTCTAGCCATATTGTTTTGTAAATTATACATGGATAGTTGTCTTTGATTTTCAATACTATTTCCTGTATCTTTTAAGCCTGCTCTTTTCATTTGCATTTTAGTAACAGAATTATACACAGGAGTTTTCATAAATAAAGATTCTAAATATGTAGGTTTTCTTTGTCCTGTTGTTAGTTCTGACATGCTTATAGCAGCATCTACTAAACTTTTAGAACTTCCTACCGCTCCAACAGGCATACCTAACTCGTCTAATTCTCCACCATATTCAGGTGTTTCTACAGGTTCTAAAACTTCTTCTCTAGGATCTACTGGTGTAGGTTCAGGTGTTGCGTCAGGATCGTTAGGATCTACTAATTCATACCCTTCAGGTATACTAAACATAGGAACACCATTAATAAAAGGTATCATTACATTCATGCCATCTGCATTTTTATATTGTTTAAACTGTAAACCTGAACCTCCCATAGATTCTCCAAACGTAGGTTGTTCTCTTCTTCGAACATTAAATACATCACTGTCTATGTCGTCTTGTAAAAGTTTTCTTTGTGTAGATACATCGCCACCTTCAGCCATCATTAACTCACGGCCCTCTTCATCTGATACATTTAAATCTGCCATACCAAAAGGTAATGCTTCTTCTGTATCATCTACAGGTTCACCAAGCAAACCATCTCTTTCCATTTGTACATAGCCTTGTTTTGCTTCTTCCTGCATTTGATTAAATTTATCTACGCCATGATAACGAGTACTGGCTTCATTCATTACATACTCACCTTCACTTAACATAGCAGGTACATCATCTCTTACGCCTTTTTGTGTTGCTCCATCGGGTACTTCGTTTCCAGATACAGGGTCTGTTGTTCCTCCCTCATCTTTTAAACCACCACCTTCAAGCATCATTTCCATTTGTTGTTCTTCTGTTGGTTTTTTCATAACCTCACCGCCCTTTGCTTTATTTTGTATTATCTTAACATTAAAACCTTTTTCTGCCCCAAACAGATCAGGGTTAATTTGAATATTATTATCTTTACCAAACCTAAGATATTTATCTGTAAATTTACCTAATGGATTATCTTCAGTTACAGGAGTTATTGTTTGATAATTTTTATCTTCACCTACACCATATGTTTCTTTTTTGTTTTTATTACCTTCTATTATCTCTAAAGCCAAAGAATCAAATTGGTTAGTAGGTGTATATCTTTCTCCAATAGACAATATTTTTTTTGCTTTATTAGATGTTAGTGGTTTAAAATTTTTATGTATTTCTTTATCAAACTCATTTAATTTTTCTATAGCACTATCCTTTGTAGCACTAATGCTAGGCCAATTTTTTCCGCTTTCGATTGCCTTTTTTGCTGCATCTTCAGGGCTTAGTATTTTACCATCCCACAGACTAGGTATTAAGGTTTCTTCTCCATCTATATTTACAATAATTGTTTTAACAGTGCTTATTGAACCATCTTCATTTTCTATATAATTCTTATCTGCTAAGTTTTGTAAATGGTGTTTGGTAATTTCATCCATTACTTTAATACTTCATCTCTAAGTTTTTGCAATCTACGCAACGTGTAGATAGAGCCTTGCGCTCTATGAACAGATACCATATTATCAGATTGTTCCATAGTACGATACTGTTGATTTATTAACTCTTCTAAATAATTATTGAAGTTGGCCCATTCCTTCGGGCGGCTGACCAACCCCTTCAGCTTGCTGATTAATTCCTTGTCCATTGTTTCCACTAAACCCTTGCTCTTGCGGTGAAGGTGCTACGCCTGTTCCTATTGTTCCACCGCCTGCTCCTGTCGGATCAGCAGGATTAACTCCTGCAGGTGGAGGTTGACCGCCTTCTTGCGGAGCAGCAGCTTCTGGTGCAGGCTGTTGAAAGCCTTTCATTAGCTCTGCTTGTATAGCAGCTTCATTCATATTGTTGGTTACTTTATCAGGGTCTAAGTCCATTGACTTTGCAATTTCTCTACTTATGTAGTCAAACTTAACAAAAGGTGCAAGTGCAGGATTAGATGCTACTTGCATAAACTGCATCAGTCTTTGGCTACGGACTTCATTAGCCATTAAACTTTCTGTACCTCTAGCTTTAACTTCTAAGTCACCTTGTATTTTAGGATCATAGTCAAACTGCATATTAAATCTAAATAGTCCTTCGCCTAAAGGTCTAAGTAAATAGTCATCTACATTCTTAATAACATTTTTAATACCGCCACTAGCAGCATTCATTAGCATACTAATACCAGACGCTGTTCTGCCTACGCCTGTAACACCTGTTTGTCCGTGAGAAAAACTAGGTAGTCCAGTGCTTTCGTCAGATAGTTGTCTAGCTTTATCAAACAACTGTAGGTTTTCTCCTGCAACATTAGGAAACTTTGTACCAAATATTGCCTGACCAGGTGCGCCACCCTGTCTTCTAAATACTTTTCCTGGGTATACAGATAGATCTTGGCCTGGC